TCTGCTTTGATATTGTTAGTAACCCGAGTACTCACGGCGCATTCATCAATGAAAGTAAGAGTTCACAAATCATTACGCCATATTCACGCATCGATTCACTCATCTACGATTTCCTCAGTGAAATAAAATGAAATTAGCGAAGGAATTTGTTAAATTTACGGTCAAAGAGTTAGGATTAAAGTCATTACCTAAGAGCATTAAGTTCGAAGGTGATGATTATTCTGCTCATCATTTGACTTTCGGAACATACAATCCTTCCACAGATGAAATTGTCGTGGTCAAAGGACAACGGCATCCCATCGATGTATTACGTACACTGGCTCACGAATTAGTACATCACAAGCAACGTGAAGATGGTCAAGAATTAAATGGTGAAGATGGATCAGATACCGAAAACGAAGCAAACGCAAAGGCTGGTGAATTGATGAGAAAGTTTAGAACAGTTCGTCCAGAAATATTTAATGTAGGTCCGTGGGGATTCCATACCAATATGGAAAATAAAATGGAACAAATTTTAACTGTTGCAAAAACAGGAATACCACAGAAGATAGATGAGCAATATATTGATGGTTATAATGCAAAACTGTTGGTCACGGTGATGCATAAACTATCCCCAGAAAATAAACAAAAATTTGTCAACGAATCAATTGATAAGATGATTGCCGTTGCATATAAAATGGTCACACACTAGGAGGTTGTATGTACGTTGAAGTTAAAGGTGATAAACAGGTTGACTTAGATAGAGCATTGCAACAATTCACAAAGCAAGTTAAAAAAGCTGAATTGATGGATGATTTGAAAAAGAAGGAATTTTACTTAAAACGGTCCAAGCGACTTGAAAAGAAACGTCAAGATGCTCTTCGCCGCAGAAAGCGTGAAGAAAGTAAGGCGCAGAAAAAACAGAATAATACATTCTAGTTAAAAAATGAAGTTTTTAGAAAAACAGTAATATATATTTAATAGTACACCTCTATTGGGGTGTGATTTTTGTTATACCTATACCTAATAATGACTTGAATAGTCATTCTATCTCATTAGGAGAGAATTTATTATGGCAAAGTTTGAATTTACGAACAAACTTTTAAAGGAAGCCATCGCAGATGCAGAAGCAGTTCGTCAAACTGCAATCGAAAATGCAAAGCTTTCATTGGAAGAAACGTTCACACCCCAAATTAAGTCTATGATTTCTCGTAGACTTCGTGCTGAAGCAGAAGGCATGGAACCAGAAGAAGATGAAAAGGAAATGGAAAAGAAGGAAGCTCCAGAAGCTGAAAAGTCAGCACCAGCTGCTCCAAAGATGGAAACCGCAACGGAAGTTCCACACGAAGAAGCAGAAGGCGAATCCAAGTCATCAGAAGTTCCAATGGATACTTCAGATATCGGCGCAGGTGATAATAAGGAACCATCAGAAGAAGCAGAAGATTCTTCTGAAATTGGAGATGGGCCGGAATCACAACATGATGGTGAAGAAGGTTGGTACGAAGATTGGACAGAAAGTGATTTTGACCTTGATGAAGTAATCAAGGAATTAGAAGAAGATATGAAGAACATGTCTGGAGAAGAAATGGATGATGAAGCCGAAGAAATGGCAGATGAAGCATATCCAGACGAAAATCCAGAAGCTGGAGTAGTTAAGCCAGAAATTCCAGCAGATTCATCGGACATTGGCACTAAGGAAGAAGGTGCTGAAATGGCAGCTGATGTCAATGCGTTTGTCACCGACCCATCTGAACCAAAGATGGAAGGTGAAGAAGAAATGAAAGGTCACGAAGAAGAAGGTGAAGAAGAACTTGATTTAGAAGTAATTCTCAGAGAATTGGAAGCCGAAGATGAAAAAGAAAAGGCATCATCCGAAAAAATGGCTTCACTTGAGAAAGAACTTGCAGAATATCGTCAGGCTGTTCAGCTCCTACGAGGCAAGCTACACGAAGTCAATCTTCTCAACGCAAAATTGTTGTTCACCAACAAAATCTTCCGTAAGGAAGGTTTGACGAACGAACAAAAGGTCATGGTCGTAGAAAACTTCGATCGTGCAACTACTGTACGTGAAGTCAAGATGGTTTACACAGTTTTGGTCGAAACGTTAACTTCCGCAGCAAAAGTAGTAAAGACAACTAAGACACCAAGTAAGGTTGTCACAGAAGGATTCGCAAGTAAAGCAACTCCTTCAACCGCACCAAAGGCAACACCAACTGAAATTCTTTCAGAAAACTCAGTTGCAAAGCGTTTACAACAACTCGCAGGACTTATCTAACCTCATAGGAGAATAGCAAATGGCAGACGTAATGAACCTTATCAGTGAAGCTGGCCAAGCTCACAAGGTAATCACAGAACAATCCCGTAAGCTTGCAGGCAAGTGGGAAAAGTCAGGTCTTCTCGAAGGATTGAAGACATATGACAAGCAAGCAATGTCAGTAATGTTAGAAAACCAAGCAGCACAACTCCTCTCAGAAAACTCATCAACAAACGCAGGTGGTTCATCTGATGCAGAAAACTGGGCAGGTGTCGCACTTCCATTAGTCCGTAAGGTCTTCGGTTCAATCGCATCGAAGAACTTCGTATCAGTCCAACCAATGAACCTTCCTTCAGGACTTGTGTTCTACATGGACTTCAAGTACGGAACAACCAACGGTGGCCAAACCTCAGGTCAATCACTCTATGGTACCGCACTTTCATCACCATTCTCAACCTTCGGTAACCAAGACGCAGGTGGATTATATGGTGCAGGTCGCTTCGCATACAGTATCAACGATACTGCATCAGTTTCAAACCTTGGCGACGTAACAGCATCGGTTTCATTCTCAGATGTGAACTTCAACGCAGATTACGTTGCAACTGGTTCATATCGTAAGTTTACGGTTGCTCAAGCAGACCTTCCAAATGCAGACCTTACCGCAGTTCGTACATTCGTACCATCAGGTTCAGGTGTTGACTTTGCAGCTAAGGTTGTTCCAGAATTCACTAAGATTTCTGGTACAGACGTTATCTTCATCGTAGAAACCACAGCAAATGCAGTATTGAACCAAGTTCTTTACAGCAAGCAACCAACTGCAACAACACGTGGTGACTTCGAAGACCGTACTGGTTCAGGCGACTTGAACATTCCACAAATTGATTTGGAACTCAAGCAAGAAACAATCGTTGCAAAGACACGTAAGTTGAAGGCAGTCTGGTCACCAGAACTTGCACAAGACTTGAACGCATATCACTCAATCGACGCAGAAGCAGAACTCACTGCTATGTTGAGTGACTACATCTCAACGGAAATCGACCTCGAAATCCTTGATATGTTAATTCAAGCAGCTCCAAGTATCACCACTGAATACTGGTCAGCAGAAATTGGTAAGTCATGGAACGGGTCAACCTTCGCAGCTTCTTCATTCTACGGAACTGCATGGACCAACATGACCTGGTACCAAACACTTGGCCAAAAGATGCAAAAGGTCAGTAACAAGATTCACCAACTCACCATGCGTGGTGGTGCAAACTTCGCAGTCGTTTCACCAACCGTCGCAACAATCCTTGAAACCATCCCTGGCTTTATGGCTGGAACAGATGGTGACAAGATGGAATTCGCAGGCGGCGTAACCAAGGTTGGTTCATTCCAAAACCGTTACACCATCTACAAGAACCCATACATGAAGGAAAACATTGTCCTTCTCGGCTTCCGTGGAAGTAACTTCCTCGAAACCGGCGCAGTATACGCACCGTACATCCCACTTATCTTAACGCCATTGGTCTATGACCCAAATAACTTCACCCCACGCCGTGGTGTGATGACCCGTTACGCTAAGAAGGTTGTACGCCCAGAATTCTTCGGTAAGATTCTTATCGACGGATTGAACCTCGTATAATCTGAGGCGTAACTGGTAAATAAATTGGGTGGCCGAAAGGTCACCCTTTTTATTTCTCTGCGGTCAAAATATGAATTAACAATGAAATAAAACTATTTATTACTAGTCCCTTAATAGAGAGTATTATGGAAACACAAGAACCAATTTTTTACGATGGTAGTCCTACAAACCCTGTTGGTGTGACACCGTTTGGATTTTTTGACGCAGATGCGGATTTCCAAACCGATGCTCCAAAAGCGGCAGAATGGGTCGCACGAAAATTGGGATATCCTGTGGTCGAAGTTGAGTTGGTTGACAAGCAAATTTATGCATGCTTTGAAGAAGCTATCACCGTGTATGGTAACCAAGTTAATCAGTTTAATGCACGAGAATATATGATAGCATTACAAGGAACCAGTACGGCTACATCAGTGACTCAACGTAATGTCATAGCATCTCCTCTTCCACAACTAGTTAAAATTGCTAGTGATTATGGAACAGAAGCTCAATCTGGCGGTAACGTAAACGTAAAAAGAGGATGGATTTCTGCCTCAATTGCAACACAAAGTTATGACTTAAAAACATTATGGGCAGACCCATATGAAAGTGGGTCAGCAATAGAAATTCGTCGTGTGTACCACTACATGCCACCCGCAGTCGCACGTTATTATGACCCATTTGCAACTACTGGTCTTGGTCTTACTAACTTGATGAGTGAATTTGGATTTGATGGATATTCACCACCAGTTACATTCGTGATGATGCCGGCGTTTGAAGATTTACTCCGTATTCAAGCAATCGAAATCAACGATATGATTCGTAAGAGTCAATACGGATTTGAAATTGCTAACAACGTCATCAGATTTTCACCAGTATTTAAACGTGATTCAATCATTTATTTTGATTATATGGTTGTAAAAGATAAGCAAGCAAATGTATTACAATCTGGGTCAAATGTCACGAGCGACCTCTCCAATGTGCCATATACCCATATAACGTACGCAAATACAAATGATATGTCCCGCACGTGGATATTTAAGTACACCCTAGCATTGGCTAAGGAATTATTAGGTATTATTCGTTCAAAGTTTGAAAATATCCCATACCCAGATGGACAAATTCGGTTAGACGGTGAAATTCTTCGTAGAGAAGCTGCGGACGAAAAAGAATTTTTAATTAAAGAACTTCGTGAAACATTAGAAGAAACAGGCCGTCAAGCGCAGATGAAGAAACAGATGGAAAATGCAGAAAATATGCAAAAAATGTTTGCAAATGTTCCAACTCTCATTTACATAGGTTAATAAATGGCACGCTTTGTCACACAACGTGATTTTGAATTCATCCAACACATCACTCGGGAATTGATTGATGAAACAATGGATGTTGCTGTTATCTTATATAAAATTGTAGTGGGGTCTACTAAGGTAAATTTATATGGAGAAAGTACGGTAAAACCCCGATACACTCCAGTAAAAGTTAATGCTATTGTAAAATACGACAAAAACACAGTAGAAAGAGACGAAGGATTTGGTGTCAATCAAGACCAGCAAGCAGAATTTAGATTTGCCCGTCGTATGTTACAAGAAGTTAACACATACCCAGAAATTGGTGATGTAATTGGATACAATAATCATTATTATGAAGTACACAACATCACCGAAACACAACTTATAGCAGGTAAGCCAGGGTTTAATACCGCAATAATTTGTATGGCGCATTTGACTCGCCGTACCAGTATTGATATTGAAGAGGCACAAGTATGACATTTAATCCGGAATTAGATGAGCCTGTAAAAATTGTAAATGAAAACCAACAGTCTCCACGATTACAGAGTCGTGCAGATGATACACAAATTGATGCTCCGCCAATTAAAGTAACATTATTGACGATTGATAGTGCGATTGTTAATTATATGACAACTCGTATTAAGCCAATAGTTACACAGCAAGGAGTTCAGGTACAAGTTCCAATAATATACGGTAATCCAGAACGATGGAAAAGCGCACAGCAAGACGGTATTCTTCGTGACACCGTAGGTAAAATACAATTACCTATAATAATGATTAGACGTAGTTCTATGAAAAAGACTTCTATAAATTCTGCGGTTAACAAATACTACGACCGTGAATTTTATACGGGGTGGAA